GTACGACATCAACAACGACCGTCTGCCTTGCCGTATTGACGTGCTGTACGGCTTTAGCACGATCCGTCCGCAAATGGCTTGCCGCATCTGGGGTTAAGCACTGGTGGGGGCTTCGGCCCCCATTAACAACATTTTTTAAAGGATATTTATCATGGCACTTCCTAACGGCGCAGGCGGCTATCAGATTGGTGATGGCAACCTTAACGAAACCATTTTTCAAGTTACTCCCGTTCCTGCTACTGCAACTGCAACTGCAACATTGACTGCAGATCAGATTCTGAACGGCATTCTGCTGGGTAGCCCCGGCGCATCGGCTGCTAGCTACACGCTGCCAACCGTAGCTGCTCTTGAGGCTGCACTGCCTAACTCTGACAAGCCAGGCGTTTCGTTTGACTTTTCTGTTGTCAACGTCGACGGCAATACTTCGGGTGTTATCACACTGGTGACCAACACCGGCTGGACACTTGTAGGCTTGATGACCGTTGTTGCAACTGCAGGCACAGCCCAAATTTTCCGCGCTCGTAAAAGCGGCGTGGGTACTTGGGCTCTGTATCGCATCGGCTAAAAACTCTGGGGGCTTCGACCCCCGTTTTTAAAGGATTTATCATGCCTAATACCAAAGCTGTAGGCGTCGCTTTTAGCGACCCCGAACTAACCGCGGGCACTACCATCGCGGGCGCAACGATTGATAGCACCTCGAAGACGTTGTCCAACATTCCGAGCGGTCTGACTGCTTCGCAGCAGGGCGCAACGATTGCGACAACTGGCAACAGCGATGTTTTTGTCATCGCGCCTGCTGCTGGCACGCTGACATCTGCCGTTTTTTCAGGTGTAGACGCGCTGGCTGCTAGTGACACTAACTTCATTACTTTTTCAATTACCAATCTTGGTACATCGGGTTCTGGTACAGCCGCTATGTTGGCTGCTACTGACGCTAACACCACCAAAACCACCGGCGGCACTGCGCTGACTGCTAACGCAGCTCGGACTTTGACGCTGAATGGCACCGCAGCCAATTTGGTTGTGGCCGCTGGCGATCGTTTGCGTATTCGTGCTGCTGCATCGGGCACGCTTGCCAACACGGTGACGTTTCCGGTTTACCGCGTAAACTTTAGTGTTGCTTAATTAAACGGGGCTTCGGCCCCGCCTATCCTATGCCTATTATTTATCTACAGCATCCCGTTCACGGCTTCAAAATCGCCAACATGGAAATGGAGGCTGAATTTGATGAACAAAATGGCTGGGAACGCTATAATCCCGGCACGCCTTCAGCTCCTGAAGCGGCGGCACCAGCCAATGAACTGGAAGTTAAACGTCGTCGTAGCCGCACCACTGTAGAGGCGGCAGCTTAAAGGAGCGGATATGGCCACTACTGCTGGCGATCAAATCAACCGGGCGTTGCGATTGCTTGGCGTATTGGCTGAAGGCGAGACGTCTTCGGCGTCAGTAATGCAAGACGGTTTGACAGCTTTGAATCAAATGATTGATTCGTGGAACACCGAGCGTTTAGCCGTGTTTTGTACCGAAGACCAAGTGTTTTTGTGGCCGCCCAACGAGATCACGCGCACGTTAGGGCCAACCGGCGACTTCGTCGGTAATCGTCCGGTTTTGATTGACGACGCAACGTATTTCCGTGACCCGCAGACAAATGTCTCGTACGGCATCAAGCTAATCAACCAGCAGCAATACAACGGGATTGCGGTTAAGACGGTGACCAGCACCTACCCGCAGGTTATGTTTGTGAACAACACGTTTCCAGACATCACCATGACGATCTACCCCAAGCCAACGCGTGTTTTGGAATGGCACTTTGTGTCGGTGCAGCAGCTGACCCAACCGGCTAATCTTGCTACGCAGTTACATTTCCCACCGGGCTACCTGCGCGCGTTTGTGTACAACTTGGCTATGGAGTTTGCGCCAGAGTTCGGCGTTGAGCCGTCGCCGCAAGTTGTTCGGATTGCAATGACGTCTAAACGCAACCTGAAGCGGATCAACAATCCTGACGACATCATGTCGATGCCTTATTCGTTGGTTGCGACTCGTCAGCGGTTTAACATCTACGCCGGTAACTATTAAACCGTGAAGACGCCCATTCTTGGATCGACTTACGTCGCTCGCAGCGTCAACGCTGCGGACGCGCGTATGGTCAATATGTTTCCAGAGATTGTCCCGGAAGGCGGCAAAGAGCCTGCTTTTCTAATGCGCGCGCCAGGCTTGCGGTTGTTAGCAACACTAGGGTTTGGGCCGATTCGCGGGCTGTGGTCGTACGGCGGCTACGGCTACGCAGTGTCGGGCAACAGTCTATACAAAATTGATAGCAATTACACCAGCACGTTGCTAGGCACGGTAATAGGCACTGGCCCAGTATCGATGTCAGACAACGGTACGCAGCTGTTTGTTGCTGCTAACGGCCCAAGCTACATCTACAACGCCACCACTAACGTGTTTCAGCAGATTACCGACCCCGACTTTCCGGGCGCGGTAACTGTTGGTTTTCTGGACGGCTATTTTGTTTTTAATGAGCCTAACAGCCAAAAGGTCTGGGTAACCAGTCTGCTTGACGGTTTGTCCGTTGACCCGTTGGACTTTGCCAGCGCCGAGGGTTCGCCCGACGGTTTGGTGTCGCTGATCGTCGACCACCGTGAGGCTTGGTTGTTTGGCACTAACTCTGTCGAAGTTTGGTACGACGCGGGCAACGTGGCGTTCCCGCTGCAACGTATCCAAGGTGCGTTTAACGAGATTGGTTGTGTCGCGCCCTATTCGGTCGCAAAGCTCGACAACAGCCTTTTTTGGCTGGGCGCTGATGCCCGTGGGCGGGGCATTGTGTACCGCGCTAACGGCTACACGGGCGTGCGTGTATCTACCCACGCCATCGAATGGCAAATTCAGCAATATGGCAACCTGTCTGATGCAATTGGCTACACTTACCAGCAGGACGGTCATAGTTTCTACGTGCTAATTTTCCCTACTGCCAACACGACTTGGGTTTACGATGCGGCCACGCAAGCCTGGCATGAGCGCGCTGGTTGGTCGAATGGATCGTTTACGCGGCACCGCAGCAACTGCCAGATGGCGTTCAACAGCGAAGTCATTGTGGGCGATTTTGAAAACGGCAATATTTACGCGTTTGATCTGGACGACTACAGCGACAACGGGCAGATTCAGAAATGGCTGCGGTCGTGGCGGGCGTTGCCAACCGGCCAGAACAATCTGAAACGTACCGCGCACCACAGCTTGCAGCTTGACGTGGAGTCGGGTGTTGGCCTGAACGTGGGTCAAGGCAGCGACCCAGAGGTCATGTTGCGCTGGTCAGATGACGGCGGTCACACTTGGTCTAACTATCATACCGCTAAGATTGGGAAGATCGGCGAGTATTACCGCCGAGTATTCTGGCGTCGGTTGGGCATGACCTTGAAGCTGCGTGACCGGGTGTACGAGCTGTCGATGACCGACCCGGTTAAGACCGCAATCATGGGCGCTGAGCTACTGCTTAGCCCCACCAACGCCTAGCGCGGCTTATGACTAGCCCAATCAATGCCACCAACATTACGCCGCCCCGCGTACCGCTTATTGATGAGCGCACGGGGCTGATCGCGCGGGAATGGTACAGGTTCTTTCTTAACCTTTTCACGTTGACGGGCAGCGGCACTAACCAGACTTCATTGGTTGATCTTCAGATAGGGCCGCCGCCAAACCAAGAGAGTTTTACGACCATTAGTCTTGAGCTTGACGGAGTTAAAACACAACCGACTGAAGAGTCAGCGGTCGAACAAATTGCAGAGATGCAAAAGCAAGTCGACGCCTTGTTGTCAGCGCCTTTTCCCACGCCTCAAGTTTTACAGCTGGTGTACGGGGCTTTTTACAGCACGGCCAACCAGCCCGACGGCTCTAGCACTACGGCGTACCCTATCGTATACGACACCACGGCGTACAGTAAAAACGTCACGTTAGAAAACAGAACCGCCGTGTTTACGGCATCTATCGGGCCAGCTAGTACGACCATGACGGTAACAGCTATTGCGTCGGGGCCGATCTACCCAGGCATGGTGATTACCGGCACGGGTGTAACCGCTGGAACGTACATAGTTTCACAAACCACGGGCACGGACGGCAGCACGGGAAATTATGTTGTCAGCGCGTCTCAGACAGTGGCGTCTACTACTATTACGGGCACTTGCAAATCTAAGCTAAAAGCGGAAATTGCAGGCGTTTATAACGTGCAATTTAGTGTTCAGTTTGTAAATACCAGCTCTAATATCCATGACACAGATATTTGGATGCGTAAAAACGGCACAAACGTAGCAGATACCAACAGCCAGTTTTCGATACCGGACAAGCACGGTAGCGTAGACGGTCATTTAATTGGCGCGCTAAACCTGTTTGTTGAGTTAGCGGCTGATGAGTACATTGAGCTGATGTGGGCAACTTCCGACACCTCCACTACAATCCAGTACATTGGCGCAAAAACGGGGCCGGTTCGACCCGCCGCACCGTCCGCTATTGTTACGGTGGATTTAGTGTCTAAACCAACGCTTCAAGGAGTTTCAGCATGACAGTCACTGTTACCGTTCTTATACCCGCCAAGACGGCGGAGAACACCCAGACCACGCAGTACACGGCGACTGGCGTGACGACCATCATCGACAAGTTTACGGCGACCAACTACAGCGCCAGCGCGGCTACGATTAGTGTCAACTTGGTAACAGGTGGAGGGTCAGCCGGTAACCAGAACTTGATTACCAAAACGAAAACATTGCAGCCGTCTGAGGTGTACACGTTCCCTGAAATTGTCGGGCAAGTCTTGCTGCCAAGCGGCTTTATCTCTACTATCGCGGGGACTGCAAGTGCTATTAATATTCGGGCATCTGGCCGCGAAGTGACGTAAGGAGAATAATTATGGCAGCATGGATGTTACCCGCCGCAATTATCGGCAGTAGCCTTGTTGGCGGCGCTGCAGCCAAAAGCGCAGGCGACACGCAAGCGGCAGCAACGCGGGAGGCGTCCGCCGCGCAGGAGCGCATGTTTGGCAAACAAGTCGAACTGCAAGAGCCGTTTCGCCAAGTAGGTGTTAATGCGCTGCCCGAGTTAGTTGCTGCGTCCAAGTATGAGCCATTTACGATGGCTAAGTTCCAAGCCGACCCAGGCTATGCGTTCCGGCTAAAAGAAGGTCTAAAAGCCCTCGACCGTTCAGCCGCTGCCCGAGGCGGGCTGCTAAGCGGTGCGCAACTGCGCGGCATTACGGAATACGGCCAAGAGATGGGGTCGCAAGAATTTACTAATGCCTTTAACCGCTATCAAGCGGAGCGTCAGGCGCGGCTAAACCCCTTGCAGTCTTTGGCGGGCATGAGCCAATCGTCGGCAAACACGTTGACTGGCGCAGCAGGTCGGCTAGGTGAAAACATTGGCTCCAATATTATTGGCGGCGGCGCAGCACGCGCATCAAGCTACATGGGTATGGCTAATGCGCTGTCTGGCGGGCTTTCGAACTATCTAACATATAGCCAGAATCAAGCAAGAAATGCTATGGATCAGCAATATATCGATGCACTTCGTAGCAGACAGCCTACTTATTTTTAAGGTTAACGAGGCATAACAATGGCACAAGTTGACACCAATATTGCTATGGGGTTTCGCCCCGTTCAAATTCCGTTAGAAGAAAGCCCGCTTAATCGACTACGTGAGCGCGCGGAGTTTGAAAACTCGTTACTAAAATCGCAAGAGATGCAACGCAATGTGCAAGAGCGCAATGCGTTGGCGCGCATTATGAGTGAGCCGGGCGTAGATTTTGGCTCCGATGTGTTTATGAACCGCGTGTTGGCTGAAGCGCCCGGCATGTATGAGGGCATTGCTACCCGTGCGGCTCAACGTGAAAATTCGATTGCTCAACGTGAAACTCGCTTAGCAGAGGCAGCCAAACGAAAACGCGAACAAGAAAGAGAAACTTTTGAAACTCAAGTTGGCGAAATAATTGGTTACAACAATGTTAAAGACGTTGAAACAGACATCGCCACAAAAGAAAAAGCCGGCGCGATAACTCCGCAACAAGCTGCCGCGTTAAGAAGTACTTTGCCTACAGACGACAATAAACTTGATTCATGGCGCATCACCACATTGCGGGGCTTAATGCCGCCAAGAGAACGGCTTGCAGATATTAGAGCAGAAGGTAAAGAGACTCGCGACGCTGACCGGGCTAAATCAGAGTTGCAGAAAAATTATGACGCCGCTAAAGCGAGTGGGTTTACGGGCACTTTTGTTGATTTTGTTGACCAGTCGCGCGAGTCTGAAACAGAACGTGAATATCGTCGGGCAAAAGCTGCGGGGTATACGGGTTCTTTCTTAGACTTTAAAAAACAGGTAGCCGTAGCGAATAAAGTGGTGGTTAATGCGCCAGCGCCCGTTACGCCCGTCACTGTAGTTGACCCTAAAGACCCGACTAAAACCGTGGTGCTTGATGCTAGAACTGGGCGCGCAATAGGCCAAGGCGTAAAAGAACCCGTGGGCGTACAACTGTCGGCTAAAGAAAAGCAAGCGCGTGAAGCAAAATACCCACAAGCAACATCAGCAATTAAAACATTTGAAACTAAGTCGGAGTCGTTAGCTAAAGATTTGGAAAAGTTGGCTAACCACCCCGGTTTGTCGGGCATTTCTGGCATGTTGTACGGACGCACGCCAGGCGTTACTAGAGACGCGCGGGCGGCGTTGGAGCTGTACAACTCAATCATTGCGCGCGGCGGTTTTGCCGAACTGCAAGCCATGCGCGCGTCGTCGCCGACCGGCGGCGCGTTGGGCAACGTGTCAAACCAAGAAGGCCAATATTTGCGTGATGCGTTTGCTGCAATTGGCCGCGTGCAAGATAAAGAGGATTTGGCAAAAGCACTTAAAGATGCCGCCGAATCAGTTCGCGGCGCCAAACAACGTACCCGCGAAGCGTATGACATGACGTACGAATATAAAACTGGCGGAGCTACAAACGCCCCAGATCCGCTAGGAATTCGATAATGGCCACGCTTGCTGAAATCCGCACGCAATACCCGCAATATGCTGACATGTCAGACGCAGCGTTGGCAGATGCGCTGCACAAAAAGTTTTACTCCGATATACCGCGCGAGGAATTTAACGTCAAGATTGGTTTGTCTGGAACCCCCGCGCCTGCGCCAGCGCCCGCTCCTGCAGCGGCTTTAAGCGAAGTGCCCGGCCCCCGCCAAGAAAGCGCGGGGGCGTACTATGGCCGCGCAATGGTGGCACCGTATGCTGGGTTTAAACGAGGGCTTCAGGACATTACGGATACCGCTGCGCTATTGCTCTCAAAAGGTGTAGATAAGGTAACTGGTACTGACAGCGCGTCTAAAGCCGTGCAAGCCGAAATTGACCGTCAGAAAGCGGCGTATGAACAAGAATACGGCGAGTTTGGCAGTGGTGATGTAGGTCGTTTTGCTGGTGGCGCGTTCGGCACCGCCCCTGTAGGCAGCGTAATAGCCGCACCAGTTAAAAAAGGGATTGAGATGGCGCCTTCATTGGCTCGCTATCTAACGCCTTTAGTTACGTCTTTGGAGACGGGCGGGTTTAAAACCGGCCTAGACGCGGGGCTTAAATCTTCCGCTGTTAAGGCTGTTGGTGGCGGCGCTACAGGCGCGGCATCTGCTGCGGCGATAAATCCCGAAGACACAGCCGCAGGCGGAACCATTGGCGCGCTGTTGCCTTCCGTTGTTATGCCTGTCGCGGGAAAAGTTCTTGATTACGGTCGCAAACTAGCCGACCTAAAAGGCGCTAACTACCTCGAAGCAGTAGAAGGCAAAGGCCGTGAAATTATTAACTTACTGCGGTCGGACGCTGCGCGGATAGTTCCTGGTAGCGCGCCCACCGCAGGTGAAGTAGCTGCGCCAGCAGGCAGCACTAGGTTTTCTGCTATGCAAGCTAACCTAGCCAAACGGCCTGAGATAGCGACTGCATACGCCGAAAATGCCGCGCAAACTAACGCCGCTCGCCTAGCACAAGATGAGCGGGTTAAATCTTTGCGAGAAGGCGCGTTCAAAAAAGTACTGGATAAAATTGATAGCGCGTTGACTAATGTCAGCCAACGCGAAACCGGTGAGGCATTGCTGAAGGCAGCAAAAGCCGAACAAAAATTAGTCAAAACGAGCGTTATCGAGCCAGCGTATAACGCCGCATATAAAGCTGCGGGCGACTCTAAGATAGATGTGTCTGGCGTAGTCAAAACCGCCGAAAACATCTTAGAGCGAAAGCTGTCGGACTTTGCGCCAGAAACAGCGCCTAACACGGTGCGTAAGTTGTTGGCGCTTAAGCCCAAAGGTGAGCCTGAAGCGGCGTTAGGCAAAGGTAAGATTTCATCCAAAATAACTAAGCCGGCGTCAGAAGCCACGGCGCCTGCCGAAGCTACGTTGCAGCAGCTCGACGACATCAGAAAAGCCATTAACGCTGACATACAAGCCGCTAAAACTTCGCAAACGCCCTCTTCCGACATGACTCTGCGCAACTTGTACAAGTTGCATGAGGCTATTGACGACGCGATCGGCAAGAGCGGTAATCTGTCGGACGAGGCAAAAACGCTGTACGCCAAAGCGGTGCAGACCTACCGTACTGAATACGTGCCACGTTTTAAGACCGGCATGAATGCCAATCTGTTTAAGCAGACTTCGTTAAACGAGCCAAAAATTATGGCCGACGACGTAGTAGGCAAGTATTTTCAGCCTAAAGGCGAGCGCGAAGCCGAACAGTTTATTACGATGTTTGGCAAAGATCCTAATGCGCTCAAAGTAGCCAAGGCCGGCATAGAAGACCTTTACCGTCAAAGAGTGGTAGATGCTGCGACAGGTCGCGTAAACATGACTAAGCACGCCGCGTTTATGAAAGACTACGCGCGGCCAATAGCGCTTATGGACGACGCCGGCATGGGGTTGCGTAAAGGTTTCGACGCCATCGGCGCAGACGCCGCGCGGCTGGCGCGCATTCAAGAGTTGATCGATAAGACAGGCAATAAGCTGCGGCCACCGCTCCCACCAGGCTCTAACGCTATGCTGGTGGAAAAGCGCATTGCTGAGATAACCAAAAATTTATCTCCAGAACAACTGCGCGCAGTTAACGCTGTGCGGAATGATTTGGCTCGCGAGGCAGAATACGTTAGATTGGCTCAGTTGGGCGGCGCGGGCGATCAAGGAACAGCTGTTGCCACCAAAGCCGCCGCCGAAGGGGGCTTGCCGGCGCCCAGTTTGCTTAGCGTGCCGCTTACCATATTTAATAATGCGGTTAAACGCTTAACATTAAAAATGGACGATAAACTTGCGCTAGAAATTGCTCGCGAGTTAACTAGCCCGGCGTTGGCGGCGCAGTCTATAGAAAAGGCAATCAACCGCCGCTTTGGGCAAGAAGTAACGGATGAGATGTTACAACGCGGCGCACCTTTTATAGCGCGGGGGGCAGCTCAAGCGCCTGCAAACCGAAACGAATTAAGGAGATGATTAGTGGACTCGCAAGTGCTTTTCAATATCGCAGTCGCGATTGCCGGATTTTTTGGCGGCTGGATATTGAACAACATCCACCGATCGATCGACCGGCTAGACACGGACGTGCGCGCCATGCCGCACACCTACGTTACCCGCGAGGACTATAAGGACGACATCCGCGACATCCGCGAAATGCTGGGTAAGATTTTTGATCGGCTAGAGGCCAAGCAAGACAAGTGAGGTGGATCCGCTAACCTTACTGGCGGCGGCTAATGCTGCAGTCGCCGCAGTCAAAAAAGGCTGCGAGCTGTACAAGGACATCAAGAACGCCAGCGGCGAGGTGTCCGACGTACTGAAGGATTTGCGTGCGCAGTTCGATAAGGTAACGGGCGGTAATCCGACAGTTGAGCAGAAGCAGAAGTACAACGCCGAAGTGCAGCGCGTCCAGGAGATCGCCAAGGCTGACCCGAACGACGTCTACACCGAGATCGGCGAGCAGCTCGGCAAACTAATGGACAGCTACGACGCGCTGAGTAAAGCGCTGTTGGCTGAGCAGGTAGCAGGCAAAAAGGTGTACAAGGGTGAGGAGAGCATCGGTCGTCGGGCGCTGCGGCGTATCATCATCACGACACGCTTGGATGCCATGCTGACCGAGATACGCGAAACCATGGTGTACCGAGCGCCTCCAGAATTGGGGTCACTTTGGGGTAAGTTCGAAGAGATGTGGCAAACGATCGTTGCCGAGCAGGAAGCAGCGCACGCAGAAGAGCTTAAACTGATTCAGATGGCGAGATGGCGACGCAGAAGAAAAATAGCGGAACTAAGAGCCAAAGCAACTTGGATTTCAGCAGTCGTTTTCGTAGTGCTGTGGGCGGTGGGTCTGATGTGGCTAACGACAAGAAGCGCGACAATGAAGACGTCCCTTGGGGCTTACTAATCACCGTGATGGCAGTTTTGCTGACTTTCTTCGTCGTCATGCCGGTTTTAGCGTTCATGTACTACGACATGTACTACGCCACCCAGGCTGCGGTGCATGAAGTCAAGAAGATGAAACAGTTGCGACGTGAAATACAGGAAGAACGACTTTACGGAAGATAGATCATGCTAACACTCATCTCAACTATCGGCGGCTACATCGTCGCGCTATTCCCTCGCCTGTTCGACATCCTGCAAGACCGTGCGGATAAGAAGCATGAGCTGGACATCCTGCACATGCAGATGCGTCAACAACTCGCGTTGACGGAGAAGGGCTACTCGCCTTCGGACAAGACCGAAGAGGTGCGCGAGAACGACGAGCAGGATCACCAGCAGTACATGGCGCAAACCGCCGCGATCTACAGCAACCAAGAGAAGATGCTCGAGTCGTCCTCCCAGTGGGTTAAGGACATGACCGCAGCCACGCGTCCGTTTGTTACCTTCATCTTCGTGTTCGAGCTGGTGCTAATCAACTTGCTGACCATGCTCTGGATATTCGTCCACGGCGACAAAGTCACGTCGATCGGCGAGTTTATCCAGATCATGGAGATCGTCTTTGACGCGGATGAGATGGCGCTACTGGGCACCATCATCGCCATGTGGTTCGGCAGCCGTGGCAACAGCAAGGCAGGTAAATGAAACTGCCTGTTGCCACAATTGCGATGATCAAACACCATGAGGGTGTTCGATACAAGCCTTACAAGTGTCCGGCGAAGTTGTGGACGATCGGGGTGGGCCATGTGCTGTACCCCGAGCAGGGCAAACTGCCCGTCGATCAGCGCGACAAGTTCGCACTAAAGATAGAGGACTTCCGTGTATTTAGCAAAGAAGAAGTTGATTCGATCCTTGCGAAAGACCTACAGCGTTTTGTCACTGGCGTTCTTCGCTACTGCCCTGACCATCTTAACGATAATCGCTTGGGAGCGTTGGTCAGCTTTGCGTTCAATGTTGGGCTAGGCACCCTGCAACGCTCGACCCTGCGCCAGAAGCACAACCGAGGCGACTTTCAAGGCGTCAAGGAAGAGTTCCTGAAGTTCACCAAGGGTGGCGGCAAGGTGTTGCCGGGCTTAATCAAGCGACGCAACGACGAGATCGCGCTCTACTTCATGGAGCCCAAGTGAACCCGTGGCTGATCTTAGCCGCCGTTCTGGCCGTGGGCGCTGCAGGCGGCGCAGGCTACGTCAAGGGGCGCGGTGACGGTCAGGCAAAGGTGCAAGCAGCCTGGGACGCCGAGCGCATCCAGCAGCAGGAGGCGCACAATCAGGCGCTGCGGGAGTCGATTGAGAAACAGCAGGCGCTGCAGTTAGGCGCCGACCAACTAAGACAGGAGGCCAATCGTGAGAAACGTGAGCTGGCTGCTCGCAATACTGCCCTTACTAACAGCCTGCGCGACAGGCCGGAGCGCCCTACCGAAGTCGGTGCCCTGCGCAATGCCGCCGGTGCTGGATCAGGCGGTTGTACCCCAAGAGAGCTTTACCGACAGGATAGCGAAGTGGTTGTCGGACTCGCCAGAGAAGCCGACGAAGTCCTCATCGCGTTGAAACAGTGCTATGCCCAGTACGACGCCGTCCGCCTTAAACTAGGCGGCGGCGCAACTGCTGGCAAATGACGCGGTCACGCGTCGTCATCCAGATCGTCGTGTCCTTCGTTGTGCATTCGGCCGGTGTCGGCCCTTTGGGCTCGGGCAGGCCGATGGCAAGAAAAGTAAACGTGGCCACCGCGATCGCTGCGTAGTACACCACCACAAGGTCTTTCATATCCGTAGCAGTCTCCCTAAGAACTTGGTGATGGACGACTCTTTATAGGGTTTCGTCCCCAGCACCACGTCCTGCATAAACCGCTCTTCAGGCGTCGACGCGCGCTGAAACAGCGGCGGATCGTAGAACACGCCGATCCGTACCTTGCCGGTGTCATACGGCGCCGGTTTGATCACAACATTGTCTTGAATGAATCTTCCTTTATGTAGCATCGGTTTTTCTCCTATCTTCATTTGCCCGGCGCGCGTTGACTGCTTTCTTTTTTATTAACGCTGCCTCTTCCTTAGTATAAACAGGTTCTGCGCCATTGGCCGTTGCTTTTAGCCACACCTCGGCGGTGTAGGCGCCTGCCCCGCACGCCTTGCACTTGCGCTGGCGTCGCAGGCCACCGGCCATCTTGATGACGTTGACGACGTAGGTACGTTCACTGCACTGCATACATTTCATGGTCGTACCGCCTTGGCCATGATCTCGATCCGCTCCCGCGCGTCACGCAGGGCGCAGTACCGCTGGTGCAGGCGCTGCAAGATCGAGCTGCGGCGCTCGGTCATGGACTCATGCGTCAGCAGCGCGAACACCTCCTCCTCGGTCATGGTGGGCAGTTTGTCATTTAGACTGCGCCAGCTTAGTTTTTTCATGTTCTACCTTTGATTCAATTTCAGCTACTTTGGTCATCGCGCGCTGGAAGGCGTTGGCGATCTGGTTGTATTCCTTCATGCGCTGACGCTCTTCTGTCTGCGCAGCCTTGAGTTTGGCTTTCCAATAATCAATTCTTTTCACGTTGTTCGGCCTCCAATTCGCGCAGGTCGTTAGCGACGTCCGACACGCCGTGCCAATCGCTGCGGGCGATCATGACGTGCAGGTAGTCGATCAGAATCTCGCGCTGTGTTTCGTATTTGGTAAAGTCAGTCATCGTATTGGCTCCATTTTAGGTTGTGCTGCGGTTAAAGTTGATCGAGTAAA